GCCCAGGCATAGCTGGCGGTGACGGACAGCTTCGTGATCGCCTTCACCTGCCGGGGCGCGACCGCGATCTGCGGCGTGCCGCCGTCGTAGCTGCCCCGCGACAGCGCGTTGTAGGACCAGACGCCCGCGTTCGTCGGCGCGCGGTTCGGCCAATACCACTTGATCTGCGAGCCGGCCGGAAAGGTCGCCGTCGTGATCGAGGTGCCGTTCTGATAGTCGGTCCCGCGCGCGAGCGGCTTGGCGGCGCCATACTGCGACCAGGGCGCGTTCCAGCCGATCCACTGCCCTTTGGAGTAGAACTGCTGGTCGCCAATCGCGGTGAAGGCGGGCTCGGCGGCGGCGGCCGGAGCGATCGTAAAGCCGATCAGGGCGGCGAGAATGATCCAAAGCCGAACACAGATTGCCGCAGCACATTGCAGGGTGTTCATGTTCGTGCGATCCACATTGCGACCAGGGGAGGTCGTCAGGGGGTTGGAATGACCAAGCATTTCCGTGAGCCGTGGGTGGGCGCCGAGCAGGTGGCCGATCGTCCGTCTATCTTGCGCCGTTTCGTGGCGTGGGCGTTCAGGCCCGCCAGAATAGGGGAATGCGCTACATGCGGCACCGCAGTTCCCCGCGATGCCGGCATGTGCAAGACCTGCTCCGACGCCTACCAGTGGTAGGGCCACAGCCTATCCGATAACCCAATTGCCCGCCGCCGACGCGGTGGCGTTGCAGAACACAGGCGCGGTGTTCGTGCCGCTGCCCGCTACCGTCGCGCCGACGTTCGTGGAGGTGTAGGCGACGGACGCATCGGTGACGGTGGCCCGCTTTCCACCCATGCCAGCCGCGCATGTCGGAAGCTGCGCCACGGTCGCGCCGCCCCAGCCGATGCGAACCGTAGCGTTCAGCCGAAGCTCCTGCGCCTGCCCCGTGGTCGCGGACACGCCGTAGATCAGCCCCGCATCCTGCGACGCCGCAAGGTTCGCGCGGTAGTTGCCCGTGGGGTCGATGTAGAGTTGGTTGTTGGCGTTGGCGTATTGGCCCGCATACGAGCCGAGGCACAGCACGCTCGACGCGGTGTTGATCCCCGAGCAGGCATAGGCGCCGACCGCGACGTTGTTGCTCCCGAGGCCGGCGGCGGTCCCGTAGAGCGCGCTGCGGCCGATCGCGACGCTGTTGTTGCCGGTGGTGGCGCCGCCGGACACACCGATGTTGAAGCCGGCATAGGCGCCGACGAGCGTGTCGGCATATTGCGTCGTGACATTCTGCCCGGCGTGCGTGCCGAGGCCGACGTTCTCATAACCACTGGTGTTCGACGCCAGCGAGAACTCACCGACCGCAGTGTCACGACGGCCGTCGACGTTCGACGCGAAGGCGTTCCAGCCAATGGCGACCGACGCATAGCCGGAGCCCGTGTTCTGGCCCATGGAGACCGACTGCCACCCGAACCGGGCGACGTTGACGCCTGAGCCATCGACGATGTTGCCGCGATTGGTCGGCGCCCAGGCAGGCGGCGTACCCAGCGAGGCGTCAGTCGTGTTGTCGGCATAGGTGGTGGTCGTGTTGTCCGCGATCGTCGCGACGAGGTAATACTGCTTCTCGGTGACGTTGGTGCCCGCCTTGGTGCGGTACAGCTTGCGCGCGATCACGCCGGTGGGCCCGGTCGGGATGCTCGACACGGCCACGCTGTTGGCGCTGGTGGTGACGCCAGGGCCATTGCCGGACCAGGGGCCCGTTTCACCCAGCGCGGTGACGTAGCTCACCGTGTAGTAGTAGAGGCCGGTGAGGTTGCCGGTGCCCGACGTGGCATACGCAGGACCGGACGTCGGTTCGACCACCGCATCGCCTATCACCGTGCGGCCGGTGCCGAGCAGCGCGACGCTCGTCTTCACCGCCGTGCCGTTCGCCTGGATCAGGTTCGACGTCTCGGTGCCGGCCGGGACGGCGAGTGCGGGAAGCGCGCCGAGGCCGGTGCTGAGGGTGTATGCGGCTGCAACGGACAGGCCACTGGCATCAGCGTTGAGCTTCGACGTCTGAAGCCCGGAGATCGCGGCGCCGTTCGACGTGATGTTCCCCTCGACCGCCGTCACGCGAGCGGGCAGCGTGCCGAGGATCGCGGCGCCGACCTGGCTGACAGTGGCGCCCTTCGTCGCGCCGGACTGCACCACGGGCACCGTTTCGGTGCCCGTGATCGCGGATACGGTGGGCAACGCCGAGATTTTGGTCCCTGTCTGCGCTTTAGCGGGCGACACGATAGCAATGGCGGAGGCAGTCGCCAGCGCCGCCTGGGCTACCCAGGACGCGAACGTCTTCGTCTTCATGGTATTTACTCCGGCAGGATGTTGATGCCGTCCTCGCTGAGGAGCGGCGTGCCATCCTCCCCAAGGAGGGCGGCGAGAGGGATTGAGACGATGATCGCGCCGCCGGCCGGCACAGCCGCGAGCCCGGCCGCCACTGCGACTTGAGCGACAGCAAGCGGCAAGGCGACGCGCGATAGCCGCTGGCCGGCGACACCATGCTGCAACAACATCTCGACGAGGTTGGCCGCGCTGATCGCCGCACCGGACGCGAGCGTGCCGGACTCCGCAGGATCTGCCGCCGCCGCAACGCCAGCGCGCACGCACGCGCTCGCAACCGCATCGGCCACGGTAAGGCGGGACGGACGGCGCTCCGGAAAGCGCATATCCCACAGCAGGATCGTCTTCACAGCAGACACGCCGCGATAGTGGGCAGGCGGCGGCCTGCCCCGGTGAGCATGGTCATATCGGTCTCCGATCGTGAAGAGGTGTCGCCCGGCGGCGGCTCAAGCTTTCGGCGCAGGCTCCGGGGTGGCGGTATCGTCTTCCGGCGGCGCCTTCTCCGAGGCCGCAGCCTCCTCCGCCCGCCGCCGTTCCGCCGCGATCGCGTCGGTCACGGCCTGGTCGACCTGAGCCTTCGCGATCTGCTCGGCCGCCTGCGAGATCATATCCTGCACGGGCATGGAGGACGTCGCGGGTGTCAGCGGCGTTTCCGCCGGCTGGCTTGCGGCGGGCGCCGCGCCCCAATTCGCCAGGACGCTCGACATGGCCGCCCGCTTCGACACGCGGGTCTCCAGCACATAAGCCTGCTGCCGAAGAACCTGCATCAGGTGTTCCTCCGGATCGAAGGCCGGATTGCTCAGGGCAATGTCCGTCCACACAATCTCGTGCAGATCGGTGATGAGGAGGGCGCCGGACGCATCCTTTGCGACGGACATGTCAGCGTTGAGCACGGCGAGCGTCAGCGACAGGCTCACGCCCGAGGGCGCGACGACGACGTTGCCGTTCACAGGCGCTCGGGTCTCCTGATACGCCAGCGGCACCACGCGGGCACGCAGCCGGGTGCCCGACGGCGTGACGAACCCCTTGTCGCTCGCCGGCTGGCCGGGCAGATCGATCGGGGTCAACGCGACCTCGGGCACCTCGACGATCGACGAATGCTTCTCGTCGGGTCCGGCCTCGGGGGGAATGCTGTTGTCGGCCTCCGTTGTGCTCACACGCTGCTCCTATGGCTTCGCGACGGCGTTGTGCGTGAAGATGTACCGGCCCGGCTCCCGGCCGGCGCCGTAGACGCGGCCGCCGCACGATATGCGCTGGACGGTGCCCCACGGCAGGGCCTCGGCGACAGCGCGCCGCCACGAGGGCTTCGCCCCGGCCCCGCCGACGGGCACGGGCGCCGTCCACGCGTTGCCCGCCATGTCGTAGCCGCCACGCTCTCTCGGGACCGGCGTGTTGGTCGCCAGATCAAGCTCCTCACCGCTGTCCGCGACCAGCCGGCAGCGCAGGTTCAGGGCAGGCCGGCTCGCCTCGACCTCGACGAACTCGGTTCCCGCCATGTCGGCTGTGAGGCACAGGATGCGATCACCAGCCCGCACGTCGCGGGCTTTGGTCGGACCCGCGCCCTCGATCTCGACGAACATGTCCGGAGCTACGCATCCTATCGCTCCGCCGCCGCCGCCGCCGCCGCCGGTTCCGCCGGCATTTTGAGTAGTGATGTAGCCGAGATAGACCCGGCCCGGCGCAAGCGCGTCCTGCGCGTTCGCCGACGAGCCGTAGCCGCTACCTCCGTCCAGATTGGGGTCGTCACGCCAGAAATAGTAGGTCGTGCTGTAGGCGTAGCCGCCGAAGCTCGCCGACGGGTAGGTCAACGTGACGCCGGTATCGAGATAGTATTGCGACTGCGAGACGTTGATCGTGACGGAGTTTGTCTGTTTCGTCTGGGTTAGCGCGAAGCCGGTCAAATTAAGGGAGCGGATGCCCGCCACGCCGTTCGTGGAGGCGAGCGTTGCGGATGTGCCCCGCCCAGAAGCGTTCAGCAGCGTGTTCGCGCCCGGCACGCGGTAGCTCTTGGCGTTGCGGATGTAGCAGTTGCCGCCGTTGTTGCCCTGGCTCAAGAGATACAGGCGGCCAAGGCCGGTGCCAGTGCCGGCGAGGAGAGAAGCCCGGTACTTGATCCACTGGCCCTTGGGAGCGGTGCCAAAGTCGACGCCGAAGAAACCGCTGTTGACGTTACTGAACTGGCCGTCATCCTTGAACGTGTTGATGACGCACCCGAGCAGACCCGAGTTATTGACGCCGCTCTCGATGTGATACTCGAACTCGATATCGACACGATCGTTCGCCGTCAGCACGAAGACCGGAGTGACGATGTCCATTTCACGCCCGATGTTTGCCGGGAATGCGATGCGGCTGCCGTCGCTGGCCGCCTGCTGGACGATGGAACCGTCGACCTGAACCCATGCGGTGGTGTCGGCGATGTTCCTGAACGTGCCGTCGAGGAACAGGTTGGCGGTGGTGTGCTGCGCTGTGGTCTGTGCCCAGCTTTGGATCGCGACGGCCAGCGTCTTTTCGGCGGCGGTGAACGCTGTCGACAGCGATATGAAGTAGTTCCGATCGATCGACGTTCGGGTGCCGGTGGCGTAGATTTGGACCGTGTTGACTAGATAATTGTAAAAGGTCGACCAAGCGTTCTGATAGGCGGCCGACTCCGTATAGATGCCGAGCGCCTGGGCCTTCGCGACCTGTTGAGAAACTTGGTTCGCGAACTCCTGAACCTTCTGCTGGTAACGCTTCTTCTCCTCAGGCGAGGCCCGATTGTTGTCCGCGACGTCGGTCGTGAAAGCCTGGACATTGGCCGCCGTGCTGTTGGCGCTGTCCGCGATCTACCGCGCCGCGTTCGCCTGCGCGTTGGTGTCCTCGGGGTTGACGCCCGTAAGGCTGTTCCACGCCGTCTTCGTGTTGTCGGCGTCCGGCGGCGACGAGGGCCCGTCGACATAGGGCGGGAGCAGCACCTGTCCCTTCGACAGCTTGCCCATGGCAGGCTCGCCGAAGAAGACGTAGGGGTCATTCCCACCTGTGCCCGCAACGCGCCACATGAGCGACATGTAGGCCGAGTTGGGGTTGGCCACGTCGTAGTAGCCGCCCATGATGTTGAAGTTGGCCGGATCCCCGTTCTGTCCGCCCCCGTCGCGGGCAGGCGTGACGAAGGTCGGCTGCGTATAGACGTAGCCCGACCTGTCTGTGCCCCAGCAAACCGCCTCGACGAGCCCTCCGCTGCTGTCGAAGAACAAGGCGTACAGTAGTAGAGAGCAGCGGTGCTCGGCGCCCAGGCACCGTGCGAACACGCGCTCGCCGGGCTTGACCCCCATCATGTACTGCCGCGCTTGGGCAAAGGCGGTGCCCGGTCCGACGCCGCCCCACGGGCTCACGGTATGGAAGACGTCGATGTAGATGTTGCTCGCCATGACGCTGTTCCCGGTGTTCGAGAACTGCGTGAGGTGCACCTGCACCACATGGCGCTTGCCGGCGTAGGCTCCGGTTATCGTGTCCAGCGCCAAGTCAACATAGCACCTGTTGCTCAGGTCGCCCGCCACGTCCGCCCTCGCGACCGGATACCAGTTGGACACGGCGGCGGCCGGGGCGAAGCCCCTCAAGCCCTGGGAGAAGCTCGACAGGATGACCGAGTTGGTGCCCACGGCGGCGTTGGCAGCCGTCTGCGCCATGGCGTTCTCCAGCACCACCTTGGCGTAGTAGTAATCGGTGAACTTGCCCCGGAATGTGGCCGGGTTGATCGCCGTGTCCTGCGTGGTGTCGTTCCAGGCTGGGCTCAGGGAGCCCAGATAGGCGTCGAGAGCCAAGCGCACCGCGTTGTAACTGGCGATGGCCTGGTTTCCCGGCGATACTCCGGGCTGCCCCCCATCGTAGCCTAGCGCGACGGCTTGGTTGTTGAGTGCCGGCCCCTCGCTGTTGATCGCCTGCCAGTCGGCGATCACCTGCGGCTTCTCACCGCGCGAAAGGTAGCCGTCCGACGCGACGATGCCGAGCTGTCGCAGCGCTCCCTGCGCGTCGGACGCGGCGGCGGCGGCCTGCGCGACGAGCTGATCCTTGCCCGTGCCGTAGACGCCGTCCCAGCTCGCGATGCGCGAGGCTGAGACCGCGAAGGCGCTGAGAAGGGTCGCCTTGGCCGAATAGTAGGTTGCGAACTTGGCGCGGAACGTCGGTCCGTCGATCGGCGTGTCGACGGTCGTATCGTCCCAATGGGGGCTAAGCTGGCCGAGGTAGACGGCAAGAGCATAGCGAGCGTCGTTCACCGCTCGAATGGCGGCGCTGCCCGCATTCAGGCCGGGGTTGTTCCCGTCGTAGTTGAAGGTTTGCGCCTCGGCGTTGAGGATGCCATTTTCCTGATCGATCGCCGTCCAATCGGCGATCGCCGCCGGCTTCTCGCCCCGCGACAGCCAGTTGTCCGACGCGATGACGCCGATCTGCGCGATCGCCGCCGAAGCCTCCGCAGCAGCCTCGTTCGCCGCCGCGCCAACGTCGGCGGTGACAGCGTTCAGGAGCAGCGTGCGCTGCTGGTAATAGTCGCTCCACCGCTGGTTGAACGTCGCCGGGTCGATAGGCGTGTCCTGCGTCGTGTCGGACCATGCCGGGGACAGGCTGCCGAGGTAGGTCGCCAGCGACTGATAGGCGCCCTCGTAGGCGGCATAGTTGACGCCCCGGCTCGACGCCTGCGCTTCCAGCGCAGGCCGCTCGCGATCGGCCTGCGTCCAGAACAGGATCGTCTGCGGCTTCTCGCCGGCCGAGAGGACGCTGTCGCTTTCGATGACCTTGATCCGGTCGAGGGCGACCTGGACGTCCGCCGAGAAGGGTTGCCAATAGGTGAGGTTCGGCGGGGCGTGGCCGGACGATGGCGTCGTCGCGGTGTAGAGCCACCGCGAACCGTCGGCGACGGTCACGATGTCGCCTTCCCGGTAGACCGTCGCGTCCGAGTAGGCACCGCGCGGCGTCAGGGCCGCATCGAACGCGATGTCGGACAGCGCGTGGACCGTCCAACACCGCACCGCGCCGATCGCGAGCCGCCACCAAGGCGCATCACACGCCGCCTGCGAAACGGATGCGACCGGCGGCAGCGCGGCCCCGGTGGCGTCCAGCGTGACCGAGGGCGTACCGATCGCCACCGGCACCACGAAAAGCTGCCCCAGCCACGAGATGCCGGCGACGGCGTTCACGCTCGCCGCGATCGACTGGATGACCTCGCGCGCGGTCGTCTGCTGGACGATCACGTTGGACAGCGCCCACGGCCGCGCGGCGTCGAGCGCGTTCAGGGATGCGTCGCTCACCTTGGCGAGGCCGCCTGCGATCTGCGCGACGCGGCGGATGATCTGCCCCGGCAGTCGGGCCCAACCGTCCGGTCCGGCGGCATCGCCCTGCAACAGGAAGCTGATCTGGCCGGCCGGCGGCGCGCCGAACCGCGCCAGCCCGGTCGCGCGCGAGGTTGCCCACGCGCCCGCCGGCACGGTGGCGGCCACCAGCGCGTCGTAGGTCGCATAGTCCGCCACCGCCGGCAGGAAGCGTGAGAGCTTCTCCAGCGCCGCCTCGAAGCCCTGCACGGCGCCGTAGCCGGATAGCTGGAAGACGCTGTTCGTGCTGTCGATCAGCGTACCGGCCGCGTAGCGTGGCGCGCCGAGCGCCAGCGGCTTGACCGATCCCGTGAGATCGATCCCGCCCTCGATGCCGCCCGTGCCGGCGTAGGTGGCGAGCAGCGGGGCATCGAGCCAGCTATCGTCGACCGTTATCGAGATCGAGGCGGCGCCGTCCGCAAGCTCGGGCTGGCTCGACGCGCGACCGTCGAAGCGCAGCGCGAAGGAGGCGTCGCCGCTCTTGCCGGTCCACACCCGCACGCGCGCGTCGGCGATCTGGTAGCGGGCGAAGTCGGGCCACGGCTCCGTCACCATGTCGAACGACGTGGTGGGCGCGGTGATGTTGTCGCCGAAGTCACCGCCGAACAGGTCGTAGGCGAGCGACGGCAGCTTCGACAGCGTCGGCCACCACGTCTGCCCGCCGACGCCGCACACGCCCGCGTCGTCATCGCTGGCCGCGCGCAGAGTCACCGCCGCGTGCGCCACCGGGTCATAGGCATCGATCTGGACGAGGACGGCCATCAGAACAGGCTCACGAGGTTGGACTTCCATTCCCAGGCGGCGGCATTGCGCCACACCGTCGAGAGGTCGCCGACCAGCGGGCCAAAGAAGCAGCGACGCTCACGCATCGGGTCGGCGGACGGGTCGGTCACAAGCGCGATGGGTTCGGTGTTGCCGCAGGTTTCGATGATCGGCTGCACGGCAGCCTCGACCTCCTCGCGGCGGACATTCGAGAAGGTGAGGCTGACGGTGCGGAGCTTCCTGCCCCGCCGGCGGAGCAGGACGCCGCGCGCCGAGAAGTCGAGCGACCCGAGATCGCGGACGCCGAAGCTGCCACCGAACCCGAAGTTGCGCGCGAGCTGGATGCGCGTGCCTACAACGATCCGCGCGATGGTGAGATCGAAGCGGGCGGTTGATTGGAAGACCAGCCGGATGATCCGTGCGGCCGGCTGGATCGCCCCTAGGTCCATGTACGTCACGCCGCCTGCGGCGGTTATCCGCGATGAACCGGCGTAGACCGGCACCGTCACCGGCGCGGACCAGACCGTGCTGGCGTACTGCGCTGTGTAGCCCTGGGCGTACACCGACGCATCCGCCGGCAGCCCGCCCGGCAAGCCGAACACCATCACGGTGTCGATGTTGAGCGCCGCGCCGAGATCGACGTCGATATAGTGATAGTAGGGGACGGAGCCGGCAACACTAGAAGCGGCCACGCTCCAGCCCACGCCGGCATAATCGTTCCCAACGTAGATCGGTTGCCCGGAGGTGGTCGCGTTCGCGGTCGCCGCGACGATGGACAACGGCTTGAGCAGGATCGCGTTCGCCATCAGCCAAAGACCTCGAGCGTCGTCGTCTCGGCATCCAGATCGACCGCGATCCGCGACACGAGAAAAGCTGCGTCCGCACGCTGCTCGGGATCTACAAGCCGCACCGTGGGCATCCCCGCGAGCGGGTCGAACCAGAGGACTTCCTGCACCACGATCGAGAAGCGGCGACGCTCAACCCCAATCAGCGCGCCGCGCTGATCGATCGCTGTCTCGGCGTCCGCGAGCGCGTCGAAGTAGCCGGTCGCGGGCGAGGCCATCGCGTCGCGAGCCGACGGGTAGCGCATGATGACGCCGCCATCGGCCCATTGCGCGATGATGGCGTCGCGCGTCGCGGCGCCGATGTCGGCGGCGAGCGCCGTCACAGCGCGAACCCGCGCGCGGCCAACCCGCTGGCGAAGGAGTTGGTGCTGGCGTTGCTGGCCCCGACGGCGGCGGCGATCTGTTGGAGCAGCGTTGTCTGCTGCGCCGCGATCTCGGCCGACGCCTGCGTCGCCGCCGCCGTCGCCTTGGTCGCATCGGCCGTGGCGCTCGCGAACGGATCGGCAACCGCAGCGGTGATCGGCACCGCGTTGTCGATCTTCTCGATCGCCTGGGTGGTGGCCGCCTGGATTTTGTCGAACGCGGCGAAGTAGGCGTCGGTCGATCCGTACAGCTCGCGCTCGACGTCGAGGAATGCCTGCGCGGCCGTCTGGTACTTCGTCTGATCGATCGTCTGCCCGGCCGCGATCTGATCGAGGTAGGGCTGCAACGTCGCCTTGGCGGTCGACTCCTGATCTCGCAGCGACAGCGGCGAGTCCGATCCGGACTTGAGCGCGGTGAGGAAGTCCTTGAGGCTCTGCGACGCCGAAGCCGTGGAAGCCTTCACCTGCGCCAGCTGAAGATCGTAGAGCTGCTGCGCCTGCGCCATCTGATCGGCGGTGGCGCCGCCCTCCTTGAGCGCGGCGACGGTCTTCGCGAACTTGGTGTTCAGGTCGTCGATCGCCGCGCCTACCGGGTCGAGCATCGCCTTCAGGTCTTTCGGCACCGCCTCGATTAGCGAGGCTTTCTCGATCGCTTTCGACAGGTCCTGCCCGGATGCGAGGATCTTCTTCGAAGCGGCGCTGATGCCGGCGACGACGCCATCCGTGAGGGCGTCAGCGATCGCGGCCTGTATAGCCTCCTCCTGCGTGTCGAACTTCTCGACGCCCGAGCCCTTGGTCCGTCCGGCGCCGGTCGTGTCGACGACGAACTTCTTCTTCCGCGTGCCGATCGAGACGCTGCCCGCTCCGGTCAGCGTGCCACCGAGCGCGTCGGCGATCTGCTGCAATCCGGACACGACGCTGCCGGCCTCGGCGGACGCCGCCGCCTTCGTCTTCGCGCTCGAACCCGTAACGCTGCCGACGGCTAGATCGCCGTTGACGAAACTGAGCGTGGCCGAACTCTTCTGGGTCTTCTTGAAAAGACCGCCGATGACCGAGCCCGCGATCGAGCCGATGATGTCGCCGCCTGGGATACCTGAGAGCGAACCCAGCGCGCCACCGATCTCCGAACCCGTCTTCGAGCTTTTGAGCCCGAGCGCCTTCGAGATACCGAGCTGCTTGTCGATAGCATTCACGGTCTCGCCGGTCTTATACCCGGCCAACCCCTTACCGAGTTGCTTGCCGATCGAGCCGAAGACGCCGCCGTCATCGAGCCCGGTGAGCTTCTTAAAGGTGCTGTCGAGATTGGTCCCGATCTTCTCGCCGAAGTCACCGAAGGTGTCGACGGCCGAGCGGAACTTCTGCACGGCGTCCTTCTGCTCTCGGGCGCCGGTTACGACGATCTCTTGCAGTTCCTGCTCGGGGAAAAGGTCTGGGTTATCCGCGATGACGCGCTCGGCTTCGGGCTTCAGCTGCTGCGCCAGCGACGAGGTGAGACCGCCGCTGTCGTAGGCGCCCGCGCCGGCCGATGAGAGGCGATCCGCCGCCGCAGCGGCGGCGTTGCCCAAGCTCTCCAGCGGCTTGAGCGTCGTCGCGATCGCCGCCGCCATTTTCTGCGAGGCGTCCTTAACCGGCGTGGTGCCGTCGATCTGGTCCTGAAGGTCGCGGAACGCCTGCCCGAACAGCCGATCGAAGATTTGTTCGCCGCGAAGCTGCTGGAAGGCCGACACGATCTGCTTCGGCAGGGCCTTGGCGCCCTCGACGCCGTTCGTGAAGACGCCCTCGATCGCGGACTTGGTGCTGGCGAGCGCGGTGGAATATTCCTGAAGCTTCTCGCGGTTGATCTCGACCTGGCGCTGTTCGGCGCGCAACGCCTCCACCGTGTCCAGGACGCCCTGCTTCCGCTCGGCCGTTAGCGGCCCCATCTGCTTCTCGAGCGAGATGACGGTGCGGAGCGCCTCGGCCTCGTCCGTGCGGCCGCTGGCGAGCAGCTTCTGCACCTCGAACGCGTCGCGCTGCTGACGGATGAAGTCCGCATAGGGCTTGTCGAGGCTCTCGCGGATTGTGGCGCCCGCGCGCTCCAGCAAGTCGCGCGCCTTGGCGATGCGCTCCACGTCGAGCGGCGATCGCTGCTTGATCTTGTCGAGCTTCTCCAGCCCCTGCTGAAGCTTCGCCAGTTCGAGGTTCGCCTTGGCGAGAAACGTGGGAGCATCGCCATACTGGTCGATGTCGCCCTGCGCCTCGTTCATGAGCGCGTCGATCGACCCGGTAGGGTCAGCGATTTTCTTCGGCTTCTTCGGCTTCGGGTCACGCTTGTAGGGCTTCAGATCGTCGGGGATCGGACCGCCGTTCAACACCGACAGCGCCTGCTTGTTGGCGATGATCGTCTGCGCGGCGGTCGCGACACCGGCGAGCCCGGTCTTCACGTCGATGAGGTTCCGCCCGGCCAGCTTTCCGCTCGATGCCAGCTTGTCGATCGTGTCGTCGACCGTCTTCAGGCTGCTGCCGATAGCCTCGGGGCTGGACGTCGGATCGTTGGCGATCTTGGCGAAGGCCGAGAAGGTGTCGGCCAGAGGCTTGAGCGAAGCCGAGCGGGCGGCGTTCGCCTCTTGAAGCCGCTGCGACATCTGCGCCGTCGCGCCGTAGAGGCCGCCCATCGACACCATGCTGTCCTGCAGCGTCTCGCCAAAGGTCGGCTTCGCCAGTCCCGACAGCCCGTCGGTGCCCTTCTTCAAGTCCTTCTGCGCGCTCAGGATCGCGACCTGCGCTTGCAGCTTCACGGTCTCGACCAGAACCTGGTTGTGCGTCTTGAGCTTGCCGGTGGTGAGATCGATGACCTTGCCGAGCAGCGTTTCAGCCTCGCCGAAGGCATCCGCCCCCTTCGCGACTGCCTCCAGCGCCTTCTCCTGCCGATCAAGCTCGGACGTGCCGTCGAGCAGAGCGGGCAGGAACTCGGCCATGGCGGACACGGCAATGAGGATGGCCGCGCCGTAGGGGCCGGCTAGGAACGTGCCGACACGCCCGGCGGCGCCGCCCATGCCGGACAGCGCGAACGCCGCTTGGCCGGACTGCTGCGCGAAAGCGCGGATCGGGCTCGTGCCGCCGAGCACCTGCGTCCCGAAGTCCGAGATCTGGAAGCCGAGATCCTGCACCGAAGCGCGATGCTGCGCGGCGGAGGTGGAGCCCTCGCGAAGCGCCGTGCCTTGCTGGCGAATGCGCGTGGTGGTCTGCTCCAGTTCCCCCTGAAGCTGGACCTCGCGCTTGGAATAGTCGTCGAGCGTGATCGCGCCCCGCGAGATCAGGTCGCGTGCGTCCGCCTGGGCCGAATTGTACCGCTGCTGCGCCGCCCACAGCGGATCGACAGCCGTCCGCAAGGAGCGGACGCGATCTTCCAGCTGCTCCGCCGCGCGCGCCTGCTCCTCGAACACGGCTGCCGACGCCGACGCGCTCTTCCCCGACAGGCCGGACGTCACCACCGCATCGGCGGCCTCACGGACGCGGCGCGCCTCGACCTCCGCCTGGGCGAGCCTGATCTGCTCGTCATAGAGCCCGCGCACGGCGGTAGCGGACTTGCCGAGCTCCGCCTGCAACAGCCCGAGGGATCGCGCCTGCTGCTCCAGCGACTTCGCGTGATCCTCGGCGGCGATCGCGGCGGCGCGCGCCGCCGTCACCTCCAGATGGGTCGCCTCGCTGGTGTCGTTGGCGGAGGCGGCCGCCCGTTCATACGCGGTCGCCAGCTCGCGCTGCGCGACCGCGTTGTTGCGCGCCTCCGCCGCCGCCTCGCGCACGCCGTTGACGTTCAGATCGAGCGCGCCGCCAGCGGTGCGCGGCGCCTGCAAGGCGGACCGCGCGAGCGCCTGGATCTCGGTAAAGCTGCGGTCGAACGCGGACCGCGCCTGGCCGGCGGACGCGACGACATCCTTGTTGAAGGCCGAGAAGGTCGCCTTCGTGTCCGAGACAAACGCCTCGCCGTTCAAACGCAGGCGCGCGATGATGTCAGCTGCCGCCATCGCCCCCTCCGATCCCTGCGAGAAGCTGCCGGAACTCGGCAGCGAGCTTCAGTTCGGCGCGCCTGAGCGCCGGTTGCGTCGAGAAGGTGTTCGCGAACGGGATCGCCCGAATGAGCACGAAGATCACGACGGTCTGTGCACCGCGCTGGTAGCCCCGCTTATCGTCAGCTGCGCTGCGGGCGCGCGTGATAGGTCGGAAGGCGCCCGTGCGAGCGTTCGTGGTGCCCATGTCGGCGACGAGCAGGCCGACGCGCCCGCTTCCGCCTCGGTCCTTCGACTTGACCAGCCGAAGCTCGATGCCGGTCATCCGTTCCCACTCGCGTGGGCTCAGGTTCCGCATCCGCCCACGACTGCCCGCCGCCTTGGTCGGGATCGCGAGATACTGACCGCGCTTGCCGGTGATCTCGCCGGGCGACGAGTAGAAGTCCATCGCGCCATAGGTGCGCGAGACCATGCCGTTCAGATCGCGGCGCGAGTTGAGGCGCACCCAGCCCGCCGGCTCGCGGGCGATCTTGCCCGGCTTCGGCGCCACCTCGCTAGTCCAGGCGCGCCAGAGCTTACCCGGTACCGCATCGCGCGTGACCGCTTCGAGATCGAGTTCGAGTTCGCGGGTGACGCGCTGCACGGTGCGCGCGGCGGCCATGAGGACGCGGCGGATCGCCGCATCCTCGACTTTGGCGAGCGAGGCGAGATCAACGTCGAGCCCGACGTCGACGCGATCGGCGACCCTCATTCGCCCGGCTTCCGATCGTCTATCAGGTCAAGCATCGCGAAGGCGTCCATCAGCGCCGCCGGCTGCTCACCCGGCGCGCCGCCGGTGGGGAGCGGCGTTCCGGTCAACGGGCCGGCATACCGCCGGCACATCAGCCAGAGATCGACCACACCCCATATCCAGGGCGGCAGGATCAGGCGGGGGTTCTCCGCCCACCGCGTCCCTTCGATCTCCCACCCGCCTTCGACGGTGCGTCCGAAGTTGAAGGCGGCGGGCTCTCGTCGGACTGCGAGGGCCGCTGCGAGTTTCCCTCCATCTCGCCCGGATAGAGCAGCCCGTAGGCGAAGTTGCCCGCCGACAGCATCTCCAGCGGATCGAGCCGCGCCAGCACGTCGAGCGGCACGAACCCGTCGGGGCCGCGCGCGAACGTGACCTCGGTCACATTCTCCCATCCGACGCAGAAGCGCCGCAGCGCGATGATCGGAGCGATCTCCTTGCGCCGGGCCATCCGCCCCATCAGGTCGCGATACGGCGGCCAGTGGCGGGCCAGTTCCGCGCGCGCGTCCGCCAGCAGCTTCGCCTCGTCGGCCGGAAGCGGTTCGCCGCCGGTCTCGGCGTCCGCCAGCGCGAGCAGCTGATCGCGATCGTCGCCCGGCTCCAGCAATGCCGTGACACCCTTGCGATAGGCGTCGAGCATCTCGAAAGCGAAGACGCGCCCGGCGAGATGCTCACCCGCCAGTTCCGCTTCGATCTGCGCGCGCTCGATGACCGAGCCCGCGCGCACGAGGAATGTCGGCGAACCCTCGCCCTTGAACCAGGGCGGGGTGTGACGCTGCGCGTCCTTCGTCGAAAGCATGGGTGACCCCGATCAGGAGAAGGCGAGAATGCGGTCGCTGTCGCGGCCGAAGGCATCCTTGCCGCTGGAGATGCACTGGAGGCCGATCTGCTCGGACCGCAGCTTGCCGCGCGTGCCGGGGTCCATGGTCGTCTTCTGGACGAGTGGAGCCGTCAGCGACCAGCGGTTGCCCGCGACGGACCCGTGCCGAAGCACGGCCGACATCTGCACGCCGTTGCCGATGTCCGCGATGGTATCGCGGTTGGCGACGAGCGTCGCGAGCGGGTCGACCTTCAGGACCGGCGCGCGGTCGACGACCTGTCCGCTGTCGAAGCCGAAGGGCGTGTTCGGATTGTCCGGCACCTCGATCTGGCTGCCCGGATCGAGCGACCAGGTGGAGAGCGTGCAGGACTTGCGGTTGAGCGCCGCCGCCAGCGACAGCGACGAGCCCTGCGCCAGCACCGGCGCCGAATGACCGGCGACGACGAGGCCCGCCGGGATCGCGGTGTCCGCGCGGCCAGCGAAGATGCCGGTCATGTTGAAGGTGGCATAGCCGGGCCGGGCGTTCTGGCCTTCCAGCGTCACGGTGCCCCGGCATCCGACGTACTTCCACAGCACGCCGTCCTCGTAGACGTAGATCGTCGCCGAGGGCTGATCGGTCGCGCGCGACGCGGCGTCGCTGGGCGAGGTCGACGCATAGGTCCAGTTCGCCGGCAGCCCGATGATGCTCGTGGCATCGAGCGGCGTCGCGAAGCTGTCGCCGAGCAGCGCCACGCGCGCGGCCGAATAGTCGATCACCGCCGGGAACGAGCCGGCGCCGGTCCCGGCTGTGATCTGGAGCAGCATCCCGAGCAGCGCGTCGGCAGTCGCGGGGAAACCGTTGGCGAGCGTCGCCGTCGTGCCAGTGCCCGCCGAGGCGGCGGCGGCGGCGATGGCGGCGGTAAACTGGCCGCGCCAGCCGCAGGCCTGCAACGCCTGATGCAGGGGCGGCTTTACGCTCGCGGTGTACGCAGCGCCCGCGCCCGCACCCTTGATACGGCTCTTGAAGCTGAGCGTCGCGGCCTGCCCGATGATGAGCGGCGCGGACGCCACAAGCGATCCCGTCGCCTCGGCCGACGCCTCGCTCGTCCACGGCGAGTTGTAGCTGACGCTGTCGGCCTCGATCGGGATCGCGTCGACCGCCGCCGAGGGGCCGGCGTCGATGCCCTCGGCCGCTTCCAGCTTGAGCAGGACGGCGACGTTGGCGGGGCGGATGGTCTGGTCCAAGGTTGCGGACATGGGCTGCTCCTCAGGCGGGCTGCGCGGGGTCGCCGCGCCGGGTCGGGAAGGTCACGAAGAAGTCGACGATGAAGACGAGGCGGCGTTGGGAGGCGACGGTGGCGACCTCGACCTGCATCGCGCCCTCGTCGATCGTCTCGACGAGTTGCGACAGCGGCGGCTCGGGCATCAGCGCCTCGACCGTGGCGGCGTAGAGTTCGTTGAGCGCGGCGTGCGCCGCCTTGCCGGCGGCAAGCTCGATATAGCCGTGCACGGTGACGGCCATGTCGTAGCGGCTGGTGGTCGGGTCGGCCTCGGCCGGACGGTGGCCGCCGTCGAAGATGTGAAGCGCCGGGAAGTCGACCGGATCGCCCGACGGCATCCGCTCAACTTCCTGCACAACCTCGATCTCGCCGAAGCGTCGTTCGATCTCTTCGAAGATCAGCTCGCGGATGGCGGTCAAGCGGCGCGCTCCAGCGTCAGCACCCAGCGATCAAGCGTGTCGTGATCGGCGACGTCGTTCGGTGCCCAGGTCGTGCCCTTGCGGGTGATCCGATCGCTCCGCGCCGGACGCTGCGGAAGCCGGGCCTTCGCGATCTCGCACGAGATGGTGCGGGCGGTCTTGCCACCGCCCTCGAAAGCCGGCGCGGTGACGTCGGACCAGATCACGGGGACCGGATCGGCATCCTCCGCCAATCCGGCGCCACGATAGATCACGGGCTCGGCGAAGGCGGCGTCAATCGTCGCCAACGCCCGCGACCACGGGTCCATCAGACGGTCGCGGTCTCGTCCGCGCGCGCGGCCGTCACGGACGCCGCGCGGCCGCCGTCGACCAGTTCCTTGGCACGATCGGCGCTGATCTGGTCGGCACCATCGCCGATCTCGACCGTCGCGCCCGCGTCGATGTAGTTCCCGCCGTTCAAGAGCGCGGCGGCGTAGAGGACGATCTTTCGCATCGCCTATCTCCCTATGGCCCCCGCCGCCGCGCCAAGGGGGGAAGACGCGACGACGGAGGGGTTGGCGTCAGGCCGGAACCGCCTGGTTCAGCTTGACGCGAACGGTAGCGTCGGCGGATGCGGCCGCCTGCGTCGCCACGCCGATCAGCGTGTTGCCGCCGGCCGTGGTGGTGACGTTGAACGCGGCGTTGTCCCAATAGACCTTGGCGCCCTGCGTGATGGCGCCGGCCGCCTTGGGCAGGTCGAAGACGCCGCGCGTGACGCCCTCCACCAAGACGCCGCTGGCGGCATCGGTGGAGGCGACGGCGAAGAGCGCGCCGACGAGGAAGCCCCCGCCGCTGGCGAGAGCGCGCGGAGCGATGAGCTCGAGGTTGTCCCCGGGCTGGACGAAGTTCTTCATGGCGAGGGGTCTCCCTTACTCGGCCGCCGCGCGATGGGCGCGGATGGCGGCGATGATGTCAGCCTTCTTGGTCGCGCCGTTGAGCGGCACGCCCTCCTTGGTGACGAGGATGCCGAGATCGGGCAGCGTCATCGCTTCCAGATCCTCGCCGGCCTCGTCGATCTCGGGCTCGATGTCGTCTTCGGCCTCTTCGGCCTGGCCCACTTCGATCAGCCGGTCGGCTTCGTCGTCGGCCAGCGTCTGCGGTCCCTCGACCGGGTAGCGCACGATGCCGGCGATGACCGCCGCACCGAGCAGGATGATGGTCTTCATGGTCGCGTCTCCTGCGGACGCGGGGTCGAGCCCCGCGCCGCTCTGCGGGCTGGGCTCAGTTGCCGGGGTTCTTGTAGAAGCCGCGATAATCGATCGCGGCCGCGCCGACATCGAGACGCGCCTTGTTCTCCACGCCGTCGACGTCGAAGCCGACACGCGTATCGGTGAACAGCTCCTCCTGCCCGAGCAGGTGATCGAGCGTCATTGTGTCGAACGCATCTGGGCTCGACACGAGGAACCACTGGTTGCCCGTGATGCGCGGCTCGACGATGAGCGTCAGCGAGTTGGAGAAGGGGTTGACCGCGCTGTTGTTGTTGGCGGTGACGGCCGCCAGCATCTGCTGCGCCTCCACCTCCTTGGCGGGGCCGACGACGAGGAAGGTCGGCGCGATGTTGAGGAAGCCGCCCTCGTTGCTCGTCTGCTGGCGCATAGCCTGCCGGCCCGCGCCGAGCGAGGCGATGGTGATCGCCGAACCCGCCGCCGCGAGGTTGCCGTGGCTGGTGTGGAACAGCGGCAGGCCGTCCGCCATCGTCGGGTTGCCGAGCAGGATGCCCCAGACGAGATCGCTTTCGAGATCCGCCGCCTTGCGCCCGAACATGGTCGGAATGCGCCCGAACAGGTTCTGGTCGTCGTTGACGATCGCCTGCCGCGTGATCGCGATGATGCGACCATAGGTCTGGAGGCGATACGTCAGCCCGGTGTCGGTGATCGCGCCACGCTTGAACTCGCCGTTCTCGGGCACGTTCAGCAGGGCAGGCGCGTCGCCCAGGCCGACGATGTTCGACGGCTTGAAGTCGGGCAGCGTGCCGACGGACACGATCGGGCGGAAGGTCTGCGGCGCGGCGGTGAAGGCCGCACGCACCCGCTTGTTCGACACGGCGGCGAGCGCCGAGGCGAAGTCGCTGGTGGTGAGCGCGCCATAGCGCATACCGAGCGCCGCGCCCGCCAGTTCGAGGCGGCCCATGCCGACGGTGCGGATGCCGGTGCGCTGGAGATAGTCGCGCGACAGCTCCATCATCGTCATGCCGCGGAACTCGCGCGCGGCCTCGACGCGCTGCGGCTCCATGGTCGTGCCGGGATTGGCGCGCAGCGTCACGGCGTCCTCGACCGCCTGGCGGTAGCCCTCGGACTCGGTGCCGGTGGCGCCCGCGCGCGCGTCGATGTTCGGGCGCGACGCGGCCAGCAGGCGCTCGTTCACGCGTCCGAGCAGATCGGCCTCCGTCAGCGGCGTGGTCTCGTTCAGCCGGATCAGTTCGGACGCGAAGTCGGAACCGAGCGCCGCCGAGCGGCCGCACATGTCGAGGATGCGCGACGCCGCGATCGCGGGCGCGGCGCGCTGCTCGGCCGGCGCGGGGGCCGGCGCTCCCGCGCCAGCCTGCGAATGCGGCTCGACGCGGGTCTCGCCCGTGGGCTCGACGACGATGGTAGCGTCGGCGGCAGAGGGCGCCGCCGACGCGGCACCGCGATTGGCATTGGGATGGGCGACACCGCCGCCCGGAGCGTTCCGGTTCATGTCATCAGTCTCCTGGGTGGGGCTGCCGTGAGCATTTCCCGGCTGTGATCGAACCACGGCGTTCGGATCGGCGGGAACGGGTACGAAACTGGCCTCCAGCAGCTCCCAGGCTGTGGCGCGCCACGTCTCGGCGTCGGTGTTGGTCGTGGTCGTGGTGATCTGCCACGTCGTGACGCGGTAGCCGATCGAGATGGCACGCAGCTCGCCACGCGCGACGCGCGCCTCGATCAGTTGCCCCGCGTCTGTCTGATCGAACTGGATCGTGCCGAGCAGTTCCGCATTCTCGACGCGGACAGCGATCACGCGGCCGATCTGCGCCGCCAGTTCGTATTGATTATGCGTGTCGAGGAGCGGGCAGACCCCAGCCGACACGCGGTTGAGGTCGATCGCGGCCTCGCTGATCTCCAGCTCTTCCACGAAATAGTAGCGCTGTACCGCCGTACCCGCCGACAGCACCGCCTCGACCGTGTGCTGCTCGGCGTCGTAGCTGTCCGGGCTGATCGCGAGGCTGCGCGTGCCGCGCCCGCCGGTCTGCGGCTGGCGTCGCTCCTCCGGATCGGCCGGCGGACGCTGGCCCGGCTCGTTCCGCGTCAGCTTGCCGGGGACGGGGTTGCCCGCCGCATCGATAGCAATGCCGACTTCGGTTCGGCTGAACGGGGGACGCTTGCGCTCGGGTGCCTTGGGCTCCGACGCGCGATCGGAGGCGTCCGCAGTCGCCTGCGGCGCGGGTTTCGCTTCGGTCATGGCGGCTCCTAAGCGGCGGTGGCCGCAGGTTCGGCGGTGGTGTCTTCGGCCGCCGTCGTCGCCGCGCCGGCGTACTGCGTCGGCGGCATGTCTCCGGCGAAGACGAGCCCTTCGGTCCGGTTGGCGGCGCGATCGGCGGCAATGTCGGCACGCAGATGCTCGGGATCGTGCCCGCGCGCGACGATGAGGTTCGGGCGGCTTTCGAGGCCCGCCGCCATCTCCAGAATGTCCGCCTCGACGTCGCCCTTGCGGTCGATGCTCTCGAAGGGAGGCGGCGCCCAGTTCATGTCGTAGGTCCGGCTGGGCATCTTGCCGGCGAGGAAGGCGGCGTCCTGAAAGCGCGCCGCCACGCGGTCGAGGAACACGGGAATGATCGTGTTGAACTGGAGCCGGCCGGTGGACCGCTGGAACTCCAGATTGCCCGCGCGGTAGCTGGAGAAGTTGACGTTCGAGAGGTCGCCGAAATGCTCGTAGGTGATCCCCGCGCCCGCCGCCGCCGACAGCAGCGCGAGGCGGAAGATGTCGTTGAGGCCGCCCGACGCCTTCGGATCACCGAACTTGACGCTCTCGCCCGGCGCCAGCCGCGTCATCATGCCGGGCGACAGCCCTTCCGACTGTAGACCGAGCGGGCTCGCCTCCTGATCGCCGCTGAGCTGCCCGAACACATTTCCCTCGTCGTCGACGCCTTGCGTGATGAAGGCGGCGAAGCACGCTTCGATGTTCTTGCGGACGATCTCGGCCTCGACGCTCTCATCAATGTCGCCGAGCCGCTTCATGACGCTCGCGAACACCGTGACGCCGTGGCGCTGGCCGATCGTCTCCTGCGCGAACAGGTGGATGACGTCGGGCGCCTCGACGCGCACCGTCTTGTACGACGCCCACATCGCGCTCGGGCGGCTGGTGAAGAAATGATAGGCGACGGGGCGGCCGCCGGAATATTCGACGCCGTTGACGACCTCGTTGCCTTGATAGGTCGACACGTTGTTCGCCAGCATTCCGGCGTCGAGCAGCTGAAGCCGCAACGGCACCGTTCCCGCCGCGTCCTTCAGCGACAGCTGCTGGAAAACGATGAACACCTCGCCCTCGCGGAACATCGTCCGCACGGCCAGTTCCTGCAAGCCGTAGAAGTTGAGGCGACCGTACCAGTCGCAGGACTTGAGCCAGTCGTTCCACAGCTTGACGAAGGTGGCAGGCGCCTTCTTCGGCGCGCCGGTGATACCCCACCCCACCGTGTTGTTGACTAGCGTCGCGAGCGCCTTGCGCGCGAAGGGGTCGCTGGCGACGAGATCCAGCACCCTCTTCCGATCGACGAACCGCGTCGGACGCGCGTCATCGGGGTTGCCCGTGTTTCGGTCGAAGTCCCCCGGCTTCCCGACATATCGCCGGCCGCCGCGCTCCAGCACGTCCATCGCGCGGCGTGCGGCGGCGCGCTTTGCGCCCCATCGCGGCGCGACGGCCGCGATCGCGCGGTCCATCGCGTTCATCAGCGAACGATCCGGCCGATGGTGGTGCGAAGGCGCGGCGAGGTGCGCGCGGTGGCTGCCGCCACCTCAAGCTTCATGTCCTCGCGCAGGGCGCGCATGTCGGCGAGCGTCTGATATTCTGTCTTGCGCCCATCGGCGAAAGTGACGCTCTTGATGCCCTCCGCGATCGCGGTGCTGAGCGCGTCCAGATCGGCTTGGGTGTAGGCCATCAGCGTCCCCTGCGGTTCAGCCAGTTGCTCGCGGGGCGCGGCGGCGGCGGGGTCCGCGCGGCGGCGCGGGTGGCGGGCTTGGCGGTCGGCTTCTTCGCCGGAACGGGCGTCGGCGGCGGTGCCTCGGGCGTCTTCTCAGTCAGCTTCCGCCAATGACCAGGGCCCCAGCGATCGACGCCGAGCGATACCGCCACCGCGCGGGCATAGACGGCCATATCCAGCGCCTCGTTGCGCGTCCGCGTCTGCTGCCACTCGCGCCGGGACCGTCCGTTGCGCTGGTTCACCGTCACCAGCTGCTCGGCGACGAGCTGCTTGACCCATTCGTCGGTTACGCCGTCAGGAAGGTAGATATACCCGTCCGGATATTCCTCGTCGGCGCTGCGGGGCGGTTCGAGTTGCAGCTGGCCGTACAATTCCAGCTTGAGCATCGAGGTGCCGACGATCCAGAGCTTCACGCCTTTGGCGAGCTTGCGGCCGCCGACGGTCACGTCCTGCCACGTCGGCCCGGCGATCATCCGGGACTCGCCAAGCGCGTCCCGCCCCTTCAGCGCCATCGCGAAGCCGGCGTTCCGCCGGGCCCACGCGTAGACGTACATGGTGTTCTCGCCGTCGCCGCTGTCGATGCCGACGCGCGCGAGCTTCAGATCGCGACCATCGGCGGTGCGCCAGACCTTTGCGACCTCCTGATCGAGCGCCTTCCAGGTCTTCGTATCGGCCGCCGAACCGGGCACCTCGATATGCTGGACCAGCGCGCGTCGGCGCCCCGATCCGAACGCCCAGATGTCGAGCTCGATACGCGGCGAATTGCCGCGCTGGACGTCGGCGGCGCCTACCAGCAGGCCGGTCCAGTCCGGCGGCACGCCGATCTCCATCGCCTTCTCCCGGCGATCGTACAGGCGCTCCCATTCGGGCGCTTCGCCCTTCTCGGCCCATGCCTCGCCCAGCACCTGGTTGACGA